AACGACTTCATGTCATCCATAGGAAGGTAGGCGCAATTATACAGGGCGACATGGTTCTTCTTCGCGGCGGGACCAGCCGTCATCAGAGCCCTCATCGAAGGCATGATATCATGGTTCAGAACGGCATTGTATAATTCGTCATAGTAAGGAGCGATATCGTAGTTATGCTTCTCCTTCAAAGACTCCCCAATGAAATCAAAGTATCTTTTTACGGTCTCTGACCAAGTCTCTCGTCTATTCTTACTATCAATGTATCGTGCATACCGGCTCGTAAAAATGAACTGTGAATATAGTGAATCCTTAAACATCTTGCTCCTTATTATTTTTATTTTTTATGAAATCTCTGTAATCGTCTTTTAAATCACCGTTGTCGTCATAACAACCATATCCATTGTTGACGTATTGATCATATGCTTCTAACACGGATACTGGTAACGGCGGTTCTTTTTCTTTTCTTGTGATTATTACTTCTTGTGTATAGAAGTTTCCATCATAATCACAAAGACATTCACCTATCACATAATGTTGAAAAACTACCTTCCAAATACTAGACTTGATTTGTTGACGTGTATACTCATTATTAGGTTCGAAGAGATGATAAGAAACAGCCGCCTTTATATCTTCAATAAAATTTAGTGGTGTTTCACTCATAACGTTTGCTCGATAATCTTACGGTACTGAATCCATGGAAAGGCCAGATTACTTCTGATATAATCATCGTCTCCACCATATCCCGTAGGGTCTTCTGTCCATGTCGCCATCTTGGCCTGATGCTCGAAAGGACTTGCATGAATTGGATTGGCGTCACGAAGCAATTCAAACCGTTGAAATTCCTTTTCCAGACTGGCGTTACCGTCGAAAGGAGCGTAAGAAACTCTGGCGCATCTGGCGACGGAAAGCTTCAGAAGTGGAATATATAATTCTTCTCCATTATGTTGATTATCATTTTCCAAAATAGAAGTATAATCATCTACAGAAATATAAGGAAGATGCCACTCCGTTGGATAAAGAACTTGGTATACGCCTTTAGTTTTTTCTTGGATGACCCGAGCGATTTCCTTGTCCATGACCTTGGCCAACTCGCGGATTTCCGGCATGGCGTCTTTATGAATACGGAGGGCGAAGTAGTTATCCCAATCGGTGGCGGTGATCAGCGTATCAATGTAGCCGAACCACTCCAGAGGACGATTGGCCCACTGTTTATGAACACCCTTGTATGACAACCACTTGGAGAAACGTTGTGTCTCCTTGGCGAAACGATTCCATTCCTTTTGAATTTCGTCCTGCTCTTCGATAGAAAACTTTTCAAAAGATTGCATTCCCGGCTGATTTTTCATGAAGTAGGGTGTATAAATTTCTTCTGCCAGTAAATTCTTTACAGGCACGGCCCGACTAGAACGAGCGTTGCGTGAAAATGCCCTATGCGTTATTACTTCAGAATGAATGATGCGTGGATAGCGGATTTGGATTGTGATAAGCGGTTTACCACATGAAGGCCAAGAAGTAAGTGTTTTACCACCTAAAGAATCGAAAGTAAGTGTTTTACCACATGAAGGCTCGGAAATAAGAATTACCTTAGCCTGAAAATCAGTCTCTTTCAAAAATAGCTCCTTGGTGTGTTGGTTATTTATCGATTTTGGGTTTATGAGAAGTTTCGCGAGATAATCTCTGCTTGGGCTCTAAGTCCTTGGAAAGTATGAGAAGAAATGACTTCTTCGACATATTTTACGGACAGACCCCCTAAAATCATCGCATTGATATCTTTTTTTTGTATGGACCGTGGCCAGATGACCACTTTATATCCCGCCTTGATGGCCTTCTCGATTTTCTTCTTGGTTTCGGGATGCCGAGGCTCATTATCATAACAAAAAACAAGGTTCTCTTTGTCGAAATTCTTCATGGATGATACCATGTCATTACCCAGCGTGGCAAGAGAATTTTCTAAAAATAGAGCATCTAATGGACCTTCTAAAACGATAGTGGTCTTGGTCTTATCCCATCGTTCTAGGCCGAAGACATGCGGCACATTCTCGTCAAGAATAATATTGATATACCGTTGACTGTTTTTTGGATCGAGGGATCGACCAGCAAAGCCGAAGAAGTCGCCACTCTCCGACAGGAAGGGGATCACCAGCCGCTCTTCGTCATGCTTCAATGCTCCCTCACTGAATTTATTAGGAATCAAATCATTTGTATATTTTCGAAAGTTGGGACACTTGAACAGCAACCCCAGACGATTCTCTGGAATCTTTCTCCCAAGCACATACTGTTTCATGGCGTCGTCGTCAGGAAGGTCTTTAATCGAGCAGAGAGAAGGCGTGACCAGCTTCGACTTGAATTCTGGTGCCTTGGTCTTATAATCCAAGACCTGTTCCTTCTTGGGTCTAAAAAGCTTCTCGCGGATATATTCCCTGAAGAGACTGGCGTCTTGATCGTTGAGAAAATCATCGAAGCTGCGGGACTTGCCACACTTATGACACTTAAAAAATGTTGTTCCGTCATGTTCGAACACGTCACCACGAGCCCTACGCGGATTGCGCTTGGAGTCTCCACAATATGGACATGAGAAATTATAGAGATTGTCGGATTTCTTTTTGAAATTTCTAAGCTGGGCCGACACGAAGCTAAGATATTTAATTACTAAATAATTCATCTACCCTCCAATGGAAGGTGGAAGATATTCCCGTTTTAGAAGTTTGTCAAGATCATTCCATGATCTGGTCGGAATGAATTTTTTGAAGGGATATGTGCGGCACCTTGTTCAAGACGAGGACATTTATGAAGTTTAGATATACACTATATTTTACCAATGAGGCCGACAACACCCACATGGCCAAAACAACATGGCTGGAATTATGAATATAATTAAAATAACCATCAATACATGTGACGACACCTAACATCATCTGACAGTAGAGACCCAACTGACCTACCTTCACCGTCCATTTTCCTATAATATTACTTTCCGAAGAAGAAAATATATCCCACTTGGCACGTTGAATAATGCAGGCAAAGGTGATTCCAATGCCTGCTGTCATCTCGATGATATTCCAAAAATCTATAGGTAAAATATAGATGAAGAATAAATTAAAGTTGTCTATGAAGTTCATCCTCTAGTCCCACCCTTTTCCTTTTCCTTTTTCCATGGAATGATACGATCAATAATTGTGGCCACAATTTCTGAAAATGTATTTGTTCTAAGATTTCTAATCATATATTGTGTGATATTCACACCGAACATAGATAAAAAGAATGAGGCGGCAATCTGCGGCATCAGCGGTTCCCATGTGTGAATAATCTGAGAGCCAAATATACCGAAGAATAATCCGATCATCACATTAATAAAGATATTAAATATAGATTGATCCTGCCCAAGGGAAACAGTCAGAAGTGATCCGCCGAGAGAGACAACCCAGATACCAACAGACGGTTCGATACCGGACCCGAGCATAACTAAGGCCCCCCCCACTATCGAAACAAAATATTTTATACCAAAAAGGTGACTCCAATCTATCATCTCATTCTCCTTCTTGGCTTACGTCTTTTTTCTTTTTCTTTTTCTGTCCCAAAAGTGGATCGAAAGTCTGAATTGGCCCCTGTGTCGATGACGAGTTTCCCATGGCGTTAGTAGGTGCCTCACCGTCTTCATTCATCTTCAGACGATGCTTGTAACGCTGGAGCAGGGAAGGCTTCTTACGCTTACCCATCAACTCGACACCCTCACCAAAAATTTTCTTTAGTTCTGATTGATCCTTCTTCTCAATCTTGTCATGGGCAAGAGAGATGAATTTACGATGTTTTTGAATAAGAGCCTGATTTGCCTTACCAGAAATGTAAGACTTCATTTGCTTTTCCAGCGTCTTGGTGATGAATTTATCCAGAGTCTTATTATCTAGTTCGTTGATTTGAGACATGACTTTTCCTTAGAATGAATGTCTCCTATTTATCCCTTGAAAATTCTCTAAGTTTGGTGATGATTACTTCATCCATCTGGATATCCGTCGTGTCAAATATTTTTCCATCAACCGAATCGACTATAACAGGGAGTATATTTAAATATACTAGGAAGGGTTTAATATATTTCATCTGATCAATCATTTTCAAAAATAACATTCTATTTAAAAATTTCGGCCCGAATACATTATTTAAAATAATGATGTGATTTAGGACTAGCCTTTCGTCTATATTCTTACTGGACTCATACCTTGTAAAAATCTTCTTAAGGTATTTGATACGCTTAAGGTCGTCTAGAAATTCCTCCGTCCCGCTACATTGTGCGTTTCGGTAGTGTGTGGCACAGAGAAGTAAATAGTTGTCGTGAGTTAAATTGTCCTTCATAACAACTATTTATAGTATTATTTAGAAGTGTCGCAGTCTACACCACAATCTTTAGACTTGGCATTAGCACGACCACTAATAAGTTTGTTAAGTTTGTCATAGAAGTCACGATCCTGATGATAATCTTCTGGCACCTGACCATTATAACCACTAATCTGACCTAGATTATTAAAATGCTTGGAAGCAAATGAGTGGGCGATGATGGCAAGATCATGTTTTGTGAGGTCTTTATCCTTTGTAGTACCAGCAGAAATGGCCTGATGACGACCAACCATTTTCTGATGATGCACTTGATTGGCGAAGATTTCTTCTCTCGCTTCACGATCCTTGGCGTGATATGCCTCGTTGATGGTATCGAAACCAAGTAATTCCGCCGCTGCCTTGTTGATGTTATTAAGTTGTGAAAGTCTCATTTAAAATCTCCTTAGAATGATGTTAGACCAACACGCTTAATGGTGTTGTTCGATGTGGCGACGTAAATATAGGTTCCATCAGACCAAATCGATCCACCGATCACATTTGCTGTTGAATTTGCAGGCGTATTATTTTGTTTCAAAACCAGATTGTTGGCCCATAGAGTAGAATTAGAAAACAGATTAGAGACCTGAATCAGAACATCTCCACCCGAGACATTGCTGACGGCAACAACCTGATCGGTTCCATCGGCGTTATTCTTAGTTTGAATCGCGCTTAGTTTGATTGAGTTATTACCGGCCATGTTTTACTCTTATACGTTAGGGAATAAATTTGTATTGGAAGCACTCTGCATCGACTTCATGGAAACCAATGTTTCTCTATTGATTCTGCCTGCACGACCACCAAGAGTAAGGGTAACAGTTGCGCCTGATCCACCAGTTGCGCCGCCTGTTGAGTTAGCCCATGTCTGTGTCACGTAGGCAGTATTTGGAAATCCAAATCCAGCAGAGTTTGTGGTGAAGGAAAGAATACCACCAGTTGCATTTGTGACAGGATGGAACGTCGCATTCGCGCAACCATTGCTAGAAATTGTCAGAACGTCGGTGTTATTATAAGAAAGACCACCGGGAGACGCGGCAAGAGACATTACTGGTCCTGTTCCTTGTCTGACAAGAACCCATCCCGGCTGAGAAAGATTAGTCGCATGGTTGGCCTGTGCAGCCTGAATCATCGTCTTTGTCACACCATAGAGACCGACGATCATTCCGTTTGTTGTCGCGGAAGGCGTGGTGTTATGATATAGTGTTGAGCCGTTGGCATGTTGACCAGCGTTTTGGCTGTTAATGAATAACTGCTTTTCTTTTGGCGCTGAAGCCGATACGTCTGAATTTCCCCAAAGTGGCATTTTGTTTTCCTTTTCTTATTATTTTTATTATTTATTGTATTAGAATTGGTGTGTCCAAGTGTCGGAAGGCCCCTCTGCCTTTAGTAGCTTCGCGGCATGAAGTTTCCACTTTGTATTATGATGATATGGTTGTGGTTCCTCACCGGCAAACTCAGATTCGGGCTTCTGTTCCTTAAATCCATGACCGGGAACCTTGGGCAACTTCTGGCCAGCAAAACGAGTCTTGGCAAACTCATTCCAGCTTTTTTCTTGATGTATAGATTTCTTGGCTGCACCACCGCCGCGCTTCTTCTTTTCACCGGGAATAGGACCAGCCTGCTCGGCTTCCTGATTCTTACGCTGACGCCATGCCCATGTCGTCGCCTGAAGCTGTTCTGGCTCTATATTGACGCCATGCTTGACACGAAGATGTTCAGCCGCCTTCAGATAATGATGTTCAATATTTTCATAGACACCCTTGTTCTTCAAGCCTGCCATACCGAAAGCATTGTCAGTAATACGGGCTCCTGATGCGACAGAGTGAGCGTGACGATCAATAACAACTCTTGGGCGTGAAGGATCGGTCTGACGACCATGTTCTAAGAGATGAGCGAAGGATTTGACTTTCTTACCTTTCAGCGCGGTATCATAATGTTCACCAGCAAACATCTTATCATCGACGGCCTTCTGCTTTTCAGATGCCATCATGCCCTGACCCTTACCACCGATCCCCTGACCCTTATCAAGAACTTGCACGGCGTCATGATAGTTTTGATAAATTCCGTTCTGTGGGGAATGGTTGGCGATAACACCGGCCACGGTGCTCATGGAATGGCCCGATCCCTTTGAAAGGAACTTGGTTAGTTTATGTGCGTCGGAATACCAGTTCTTACCGAAAGCCTTCTCTTCAGGATTTGAATCATTATAGGCGTTGACAATATTCATATGATCGACAGGATGATTCTTATGCCAGTCCCTACCTTCCTGCATTTTAGCAGCCGTATTGGGCTTCTTCTTCTTGGCTACGGAATCAGCCGCCTTTACACCAAGAGTTACCTTTGGCTTCTTTCCAGCAGCAACCTTCTTGACCTCATTAATCTCTTCAATCTCTTCCATGATTTCGTCATATTCTTCTTTATATTCCAGAAGATGATCGTAGTTTTCCTCAATCTGCTCGACCGATTCGGTTCTCTTGTTAATGACCTGAAAGGCGAGGTTCTTTAAAAAGAATCCCATCTTGGGGTTAGCCAAGGCTCCATAAGGGTCATTGACGGCAGACGATGTATCCGCCACCAATCCCTCGGAAATCTTATTGACGGCCTTGTTGACCTGTTTAGAACGATCCTGCGCCTTGTTAATGAGGGCTACCGTCAGCGCCTTCGCCTCGTTGCCCTTCTTGGTGGAGTTGACACCGGCCACGAATGATTTGTTACCGATATCATTCTTCGCCTTCTTAATGTACTTGGAAAGAATGGTCTTTGAAAGTTCGTTCAGCGGAGGATTGATTAAAATCTTGGTGCGGCGCTTCGGCATCTTTTTCTGTTGAGGATTCGGCGCTGACGCGGCGTCTTCCTCCTTCAGACCGAGAACCTTTTTATAGACAGCATTTAAATCCAAAGTACAATCTCCTAATTTTAATTATTTATTATAAGGAGATGTCAAAAAAAAATGGCCCGAGTTTCCTCGGGCCATTGTCTGAAATATTTAGGTAATAAAATACTACTCTTGAAGCAGGGTCTTTCCAAAGCCTACATTCGTGATTTCATTCAGGAGTGAATCATACCCACCAATCAGACGATTCTCATCGACAATGATCGGAACGGTATACATCGACGGAAATGCCTCATGTACCCATGAACGGCTAACATCCTTACCAATCACAAATTCTGTGAAGGGGATTTCATGGATGTTTAGAAGTTTCTTGGCCTTGTCACAAAATGGACAAGGTTCTATTCGTGTATAGACTTTGATCATGTTCAGTCCTTTTCGTTGAGAAGATATCGGTCTGATATCATCTTGAAGCTAAACTCACCATCGTTTGACTTGAAGACAAGACCCTCGGCGGGATAAGACTTACCATCTTCATTCTGGAAGACGGATTTGTCGGCAAGTTCATGAATAAAGTCAGCATTCAAAAGGTCGTTAAAGAAGATGCTAGCATAACAAATTGGAGCCAACGTTAATTCAACAGCATAACCTTTCAGCATTCCAATCAGGACGATACGTTCAAACGGAGAAAGATATCGTTTCGTGTCAATGTCATAAATGTCGAACAGATAGAAATCATGCTCCTTGATACCGTATGGATTACCCTGAATTCCGGGACCAACCAGTTCACCCTGAAGCGCGACGTTCATATTAAGGGCAAGAAGCGCCTCCTTGAGACCCAGCTTACGAGTTACCTTCCAGAAGAGATTTTCTGATCCTCCTTCCTTATGAAAATTGTTTTCGGCGTCATCAGCCAAGTTCATGTTGCGGGAGCAAACCCCAAAGTCATCATCATTCTTATAGACCGTCATAGACGACCCATCCATCTTGATGGTGACTTCGAATGGCATTGTTTTGTATTTCTCCAACTCCCATTCACGAATGTTCTGATACCGTTCCTGATCCGTCTTCGGAATGAACGAGGGGAAGTTGCCCCGCGCGATGCCCTGAAGGCTGGTAGGAATGGGCTTCTCATACTTTTGAATATGGAGAAGTTCGGTCAGGTCTTCTCCCTCTTCAAGAAAATCGGTCAACAACTGACCATCCTCATTCGTGGCGTTGATGATTTCAGGGAATTCATCCAAAGGCAGGATGAGACCCTGTGAAATCTGACCCCTCAACTTGATGCTGCGGAGACGGAAGCCATCACCCAAATTCTTGGTTGACTTGAAGCCGCTCTTTCGAAGAAATTCATAACGTTCCTCGACCGGGAGAAATGAATCAATTTCAAAATAACAAACCAATTCTCCGACAGAATAACCCTTCCGAGAGACAACCCACCACCCATCAATCCGATAGGCGACGATTCTATCGGCACCGGGAATATCTCTAATCTCGGCAATGCGACGAACTGTCGCCAACTTTCGTGTAATCTCAGTCATTTTTAGTTTCCTCTACTTGTTCACGTAATTCTAATTCCTTCCTGATCCACTTCATGAGAACAATTCCCTTCTCATAGGAAAGAAGTGTTCCATTTCCAACTTCTTCAAGAGGAATACGAATCTTAAAAAATGCCTCATTATCCGAGGCGTATGTAAATTCCCCATTTGAAAAACGAAGGAAATTGTAGTTCAATTTTACGAGTTGTGCAAGGGTCATAGAATACTCACCAGCTTCCAAACACCAGTGGAATCATGTGTACCGATTCCCAATAGGAGATGTCCCTCACGGTCCTGATAGAAGCTGTCATACCACTGATTAAGCTTATGACGAGCCGTTGTCAACAGCCTATGAAGCTTCAAAGGCTCATAAGCCATGTTATCAGGATAGAAAGTATTCAGAAGGTTCACCGAGCCGTCGTCATACTTGACAAAAATAAAATATCCTTCACCAATTTTCAACAATTTTTTATTCCTTATCAAAAAACCAGAAAATCCCAAACGGTCCACAGGTGGCACCACAAAATATACCCAGCACAACCATAGTCCGATCATGAAGCATAGCTTTAGTAGAACTAAAGTAAAAGCTGGCAATACCGCTGGTTACCCAGAGAAATGCAAGAATCCAGAACATTATATTACCTCATGGACAGTAGAAAAGAAAACAAAGCGAAACAAAAACAAAACCAGAATATCATATTACTCCTATGAGTAGTAAAACAACAATAATAATGATAAATGTCATTAGAACCTCATAATCGAAGTGATATAAAAGCGTGTTCCTTGGAAGTATCCGAAGGTCATGGCGTTGAGAAATGCGTCGTAACGGCCTACTAGATTATCATTCGTCATCATACAAACTCCCCTCGTCTTCGTTAAAATAAATGTCATCTTCGTCATCACCCTGCGTATCTATAAAGATATCTCCAAAGTGGAGGAAGCCGTTGTTGTTGAAACATTCGAAGTTCCGATCAAACTCAATCATGGTATGACCAGAAGGAACGTCGGTACCTTCCCGAAAAGGAATTATGCCTATCAAACCGGAGTCAACAGGATAGGAATTACCCATGTCGTCTTCAAATTTACCATCGCCATGGGTAGTATGAAAGACCACAACTATTGTATTAACATCCAGAAGAAATCCCATCCCCTCGTCGTCAACAAAATCATTTGATTCGATAAAGCGTAGCCAGTCGTCTTGATCCTTGTCTGAAAAGAAATATGCAGGGTCTCCTATAGTATATTTACCAGCAGGCAAATTATAAATCTGCAACGTCATAACTCCTTTGAGATGTAAGATGAAAAAATTGGTCGGCCCTCTAGGTTACGCTCCTAGTCAAGAACACCCATCTGATGCTAAAGGGTTTATAAATCCCTCCCGCGTCTAACGCCAGAGCCGGAACCTTTATTTATTATAGATTTTCTTCGATGTAATCCGCAATCCTATTGAAAGACCAGTTATGAAGATCATTCGCCTTCATGAGATACTCCTGATCATCCCAATCTAGGCCGACCTTTTTAAGATGCTCATCATCCAACTCGAAAGTATATCGATTTTTAGTTGGAATATAATGCGCCTCATCACGAGAATCACTGAAGAAATCCTTGTGAATACATTCACCCAAAACACCTAGGCAACAGTACCGTGGTCCTGCACCCTTATCCCTGCTTCTCTTCTTCAGGGCTTCACGCCCCTGCTTGTAATCACCGGAACGAAGAGCCTCCAACCACTTAGTCTTATATTCCTCAATCATTATGATCTTTATCCTTTGAATGAGAGACGATCCCCGTCTCCATGTCCCGGTTATAAGAGGTTAGAACTTCTAAGTCAATAGGAAAATTTCTATTTTTGAACTTTTTTTCGGGGCCGGTGAGCAGGAGAATATTTCTTGACCATCTTAGATTCGCAACGTTCGAACATCACTTGGCTTTTACCGAATTTCATCCTCTTTTTTTCAACTTCGTATGCCACCAACTTTATTGTCGTCGTTTTCGCCAGCATTTTTCTAACAATTGGGTTGAAAAATTTATAATATTGTCGAAGAGACTCAAACCCACAATAGTCAATACCACCACGAAAATCTACTATTCCATCCTCTCGCGGCTCAGGCATACGATGAGGGTCTTTTGGATGAAAATTCCACGACCAGAAATTATATTTTCCTTCATTCTTATAAAAAAGAGGTTCGGTTATGTTTCTAAGTGGCCTTCCAAATTTATAGTTGTAGACGCCACTTCTCGTGGCGTCATCTTCCAGCCGCCAAACGATGACTTTTTCATTTCCCATGTTACACAACCCCATAATCAGTTTTAAACTTCTAACAGAATGTCCCTTAGAAGTCAATCCTAAAACGCAATAAATATGAAAAACAAGAGGATTCATGAATGTATAAGTTTGAGCAACTTGCGAAAACGGCCAAGCTGAAAGGCTTCGACCTGAAGAAGGATGCGGAGGAAGCGCGGGAGTGGTTCCGACAGAAGGCCTATGGCACGAAGTATGTCAATCCAAAAGACTTTCAAAAAAATGCCACCGCCTTCCAGAATATCGAACAAATCAGCCCAAATTCTATCGGGAAACTGTACTTCTTCGCCTATGATCCAAAGCATAAGCTGACGCTAGAATACTATGACGTATTTCCACTTATCTTTCCAATTGAATTTTATAGTGATGGATTTCTCGGCATCAACCTCCATTACCTTCCTCCTTTCATGAGAGCGAAGTTGATGGATGCTCTTTATAAGACCATGAATAATGACAAGTATGATAAGACTTCCAAGCTGGTCATCACCTACCAGATTCTCAAGGCGGCGGGTCAGTTTAAATTATTCAAACCTTGTGTTCATCGATATCTCTTCGCCCACATCAGAAGTCCCTTCCAATATGTTCCACCCACGGCTTGGGACTACGCCATCCTGTTGCCATTAAATAGATTTAAAAAGAAGTCTGCCGAGTATGTGTGGGCTGCTAGTTTATTAAAAACTTAAGGGAACGATATGGCATTTAATATCAACGATTTCATAACAAATATACAGCAGTACGGGGTATCCAGTAGCTCTAAATTTGATGTGAATATCACCCTACCAAACATATTCAGTAATGCCAAGAATGGTGACATTCTACAGTCGGAGTTGCCCCAACTTCTGGCTTTCAGAGCCGAGAGTGTGAATCTCCCCGTCGCCGCGCTTCTTTCGAACGAAACGGCGCGTTATGGCCTTGGACCATCGGTGAAGACGCCATATAACGCCGTCTTTGGCGACATCAAGATAACCTTCATCGCGGATAAGAGTGGCACTATTTACACATTCTTTTATTCATGGATTAATTCGATTTATAACTTTTCTGAGACCAGCACCACATCAGGAACCTCGACGGGCGGCAGCACCACCAGCATCACGCTTCCTAGATATACGACGATGTATGACGACGATATTGTCGCACCTAATATCAGTATAAATATATATGACAACCTCGGAAACATCATCCAGACGGTCTTCGTGACAAGAGCGAAGCCCATCATGTTCTCGGCGTCACCCCTAATATGGGAACAGACCAACAACTTATTTAAAATAACTGTAGGATTCACCTTCAAAGAGTGGTCTTTGGCGGTTTCATAAGGAAATGAAATGATACCTAAAATTGTATATCCAATATTTTTTATTGACCAGCCTTCTACTAAAAAGAAACTAGCCTTCCGCCGATACCTCGTCAAGGAGGAAAAGATTCTCCTTCTCGCCAAGGAGAGTAAGGACATCAACGATATTCTCAGGGCTATCAAGGACGTGGTGAATGTATGCTGTCAGGAAGAAGACTTCAACGTCAACGAGATTCCACTCTTCGATCTGGAATTTATATTTCTAAGGCTTCGCGCCGCCTCGGTCAACAATATGGAAAATTTCGTAGTCAAAGATGTTGAAGATGGAAAGGAATATCCTCTTTCAATTAATTTTAATGATGTTGAGGTTCAATTCGATGAAAACGCCCCCGACAAGAATATCAAGGTGGACGATAAGACGGTTATGGTGATGCAATATCCGATGGCCTCGATCTACGACAACAAAGACTTCAAGGAACGTCTGGCAGCGGAAGGCCTGTTCGAATTAGTTGTAAATTGTGTTGATAAGGTGTTCAGTAACGACGAATATATCGAGATGTCACACTTGGAACTGCGGGATTTTATTGACAGCCTCGACGTAAAGACCTTTCATAAAATTAAGGACTTCCTACTATCAACGCCATCAATTCGCCACTCTCTGAAATATATAAACAGTAATGGCAACGAAAAAATTCTGACCTTTAACTCACTTATGGATTTTTTTTTGTATCTCTAATCCATAATACTCTAAGCGCGTATTATTCGACAAACTTTGCCCTGCGGCACCATCACGGTTATTCTCTGGAAGAAATTGAAAATGAAATACCATTTGAAAGGACTTTAACCCTTCAAATGGTTTCCAAGACTATTCAACAGGCTGATGAAGCAAATAGACTCAATCAGTCTATGTAATCACTTCTTCTTGGTGAGAATCTTCTTGATCCAAGAAGTCTTGTCTCCACCTTCACGCTCCTGACCCGTCTTGTCGTCTGGTCTTATCGAGGCATGAATTGCGTTTGACTTCTTTTCGGGCTTCTTGTCGTTGCCAATATCCTTATCTGATTCGTGGATACTGGCGTGGATACAATTTTTTGTATTGTCTGACATTTTTATTCTCCTTTTTTGTGAGTTCTTAATATATCATTCATATGTCGGTAAGTCAACATTAATCGCCTGATTAATGTCACAACATAAAAATCTGGTGCCGTCGATGACTTCATTTCGAAAACTATGCCAATGACCGAAAATCCACAATTTAGGTTGGTGAATTTCGAGCATCGCCTGAAGCGCCTTTGACGTTCGGTTTGGATAATGGTGTTTGCTCGTCTCCACCGGAAACAATTTAAAATACATGTTTTCAGGGCAGTCGTGCGTCACCATCACTTGAGGCTTCAGTTCCTCATAACGAGAAATCATCCCATAAAGTTCCTGATAGGACAGTTCCTCATCTCCCCACCATGAGACACCGGGTGTGCGATTTTGCCAGTCGATGGAGAAGGCACCACCCATCAGGAACATCCGATGCTTGGGATCGTAGGTGCCATCAGGAATCCATCGCGACGAATTGCGACACGCATGGAGCGAGTCATGATTACCACGGATGAATTTGTGATTCACGGAAATATCCTGCGGATCGGGAATCGGCACAAAACCAGCGCCAAAATCCCCCACCTGAATCGACTCATCACAATCCTGAATAAGCTGCTCCCACGCCTTGGTATCGCCGTGGATATCACCAATAAACCTAATTTTTGACATAAATAAATCCTTACTGTGGACCGTGGCCTATACCACCGTAATTTGTGAACAGTTTTTTAATTCGTTCATCGGGTGGAGACACAGGACCGGCCTCATGCTTCTCCTTTTTGATATCCTTGGCACCATCTTTATCATGAGATTTTAGTTCTGTAAAGAGTTTTTGCATGGCGTCTTGAGGTTTCTCATTAGGTTTAGAGGCATCCTTGTTGATAGCCGTCTGATTAATCTGGGCTGCGTAGTTTATAAGGTCTGGCTTTTGAATCAATGAATCTAGGTCGGTGTCTTCTGACTTGTAGAAGTTAGAATCCATCAATTTACTTCCATCATAACCGGCGTCACTTCGACCTTTCATGTTGTCCATTCTACTTCCATCATAACCGGCGTCTTTACGACCTCGCATGTTGTCCAGACTTCCATCATAAAAGGCGTCATCACGGCCTTTCATGTTGTCCATAGAATTAGGTCTTCCTCTTCCCAGCATCTTAGGATCGATTAACTTATGTTGCCATCTCTCGGCATTGGCCTTTATTTCAATAGCTTCTTTTTCGTCATCGTCTCTTGGCTGAAGACCACCCGCTCTATTCTTCATTTCCATAATTCTGTTATTATCAAACATAGAATCATTACGACCCATCATGCCTGCATCACTATCCCGAGAATTGAAACCGCCTAATCTTCCATGCATGTTAAAACGAGGATCATGATTTTCTTTCCATCTATTGGCATTGGCCTTTATTTCGGCAGCTTCTCTCTGATCGTCTGTTGGTTGAATACCCATACGGCCCATCATGCCTGCATCACCGGCCATAGGATTGGAACCACCAAATCTTCCATGCATGTCAGCATGAAGATCATGACCACGATTTCTCATCTGACCAAATCGTTTGTCACCATCAAATCCTGAGTCGTCACGGCCCATCATGCCGTTGACACCATCAGTATGTTGTTCAAGAACTTTACCTACAGAGTAGGCAATATTTTGAGCGGCAGCAACGATGGAAGGATGTGAAGCTTCGGCAGGAGTTTGATCATAATGCTCAGGGTGTTCCTGTCGATATAATGGATTTTGATTTCCATTTAATGGATTACCCTGACTATCTCTTATTGGAGAATAATTCTTGCCTGCGGATTCACCAAAACCATCCCTAGGAAGCCAATGAAGTCTTTCGTTTACTCCCATTTTTTCTCTTATATTATGAAATTGTTCAACAATACCCATTTCTCTTGCACCTGTAGCAGGATTAATTCTATATCCCGCAATAGTTCCTGCATGGTCTAAATGAGCATGGCGTGTCCCCCCTCCCCCACCAGCATATTTGTCGGATTCCGACCCATCTCTATTTAAATGTGTGGAAACAGGTGTTCCAATAGGCAAATCCTTATCGAAGGCATTTTCACCTTTTTTAAATGTCCATTGATGAACATTTGATCCGTCTTGGCCCGACCCTTTTCTGACGCCAACACTTGCCATCGCCAAAGAAACACACTCATCATCCGTTATTAATCCTTTATCACGCATGGCCTTTACGTGGTCTAAGACCTGATCCGATGTCTTTAAATCGTTCACCCCACCACCAGAACCGCCACCAGATTCGTTTCCAATACTTCCCCCGCCCTTAAATCCGGGAGTACCCATACCCTGATCATAGTAATCTTGGGCTCTCTGCATATGTTTTTCAAATGCAGGAACACCGGGACCACCTTCTCTCATTCCTTCAAAATGTGTTTCCCAAGAATGTGCCGAACCTCTGGCGGTAGATTCATTCTTTATATGAGGAATTACATGTTTATACGTTGTTTCTAATTCATGATCCATAAATCCTTCATTGGCTTCATAACTGGAAGGATTTAACTTATGTTCCTTTGACCATTCAAGAAATGCAGTTCTACGTGGTCCTGTCCACTGTGCGTATCCATATCCCGATCCAGTTCCAGAATGACCAATTTCTTGTAGAGTTTTAAAATTACCACTTTCATAACCCATCACACCAACGGGACCAGTCGCCTGTTCTCTGGTCAGACCATATTTTTCCATCAGATGCTTTGTGAGTTTATCACCAATAGCGGCACCAGCACCACCAATATGACCACCACCACCAGAACCGCCGCCCGAACCTTGTGTTATTGTGTGATCACCACCACCAGAACCGCCGCCCGAACCTTGTGTTATTGTGTGATCACCACCAAGCTTTCTTCCAAGAATATCAGCCGCGCCTTGGTTTCTCTGAGCATCGACGGTCTGGCCGAATGTTGGTTGTGTTTGATCAGGAGACACAGAATCGACGCCTCCACCGACAGGAAGGGCTACTTGGCCGGTACTTCTCGTGGCGGCAATCTGCTGTTGTGGTGTCTGTATAATATCACCACTCTGAAGCGCCTTGATCTGGCTTTCCTTCTGGGCCTTGTCCTTACTCAGATCATCAATTTCTTTTTGAATCTCTTCCTTACGTTTATCGACGGCAGGATTATGCTTTCCGCTCTTGTCCATCTCATCAAGCTTCTGAACAATCTTCATGAGTGCTTCACGCTGTATTGCAAGATTAGAGTCGTCTTCCTTCACACCGGCCTGTAATTTCTGCGACTGAAGACTATTATAATAATCCTTTAGGTCTTTTGAACTGTCATTTTCATGACCTCCACTCAAAAGAGTATGAATTTCTCCTTTGTTTCCCCAATTAAGAGCAGCAGCCAAACCTCCGCCTATCAGACCAGCAGCCAAACCTCCGCCCATCAGACCTTCACTCAAAAATCCCTTAAGACTTCCTAGAAGTTTACTTCCCCATTGAACGGCCTTGATTTCCATCCCATCCTTGGCAAGGTCTCCAAAACCCCCGCCGCCACCTGAACCTCCACCGCCACCGCCACCGCCAGAACCTCCACCACCCAAAACTAATCTTTCAAGCAGAGAGTTAGTTTTTCTGTTTTCGGTCAGCATGGAGTCAAGAAGAACACCATGGGTCACATTATGCTGATTTATTTGTTCAAAACCAAGTTCAAGCGTATTCACAACGTCTTCGTCGTCTGTACTATTACTACTTTTCTTCCTACGTTCCTGACGAACTTCATCCTTCAGTTCTTTGATTTCTTCGTCGGCCTTCTTCTTGTAGCTAGAAACCAAATCTTGCAGCGCCATGATCTGTGGAAACGCCGCATGTGTGAGATATCTGGCGCTATCGGCCAATAAAGTTCTGAAGGTACTTTCTGCTGCTTGTTCTTGTTCTTGTTCTTGTTCTTGTGCCATGGAATCCCTGAAAAAAATAAATATCTGATACTTTTAATATTTATTCAAGGACCAAAGGCCATGGAATATGATCCCGACGACTCGATTCAGTCGCAACTTTTAAAAGAAACTTGGTTCAAACAATGGCATCTCTTTGCGGCATGGTTATATCTCACCATCATAGCGTTTGATTTTTTGATAGCGCCTATCACCAACGTCGTCATTCTGGCATACTTTAAATACCCCATCATCGCATGGGCTCCGATCACACTTCAAGGTGGTGGAATATTTCACATATCCATGTTGGCTGTTATTGGCGTGGCGACATGGGGCCAGAGTCGCCAGATGGTGGAGCAGATAAGGAACATGCCGGATTATTCTAACTTTGGTGGTGGTTACGGAGGCTATGGAGGCGGTTCACAGATGGAGCAGCAACCATCCCCCAATATGCCGCTAAACCCGCCAGTGGACCCTAAAACCGTGTTACAGGCACCACACCGAGGTATACCCAAAGGATAATAAAAAGGGGAGCCGAAGCCCCCCTTTATCTTTTTCGTAGGATGATTAGGTGTCAAATTAAAAGGGGATGTCGTCCTCGACTGTATTCTTTTTCAGGCTGGAGAAAAATTCATCAGTCTGGTCAGATACAGATTCCTTCTGAATAGACGCAGAGGATTTTGGTTCCGCCGTGGCGAATGACCGAGCCGGTTCGGAAGCCGCCTGAGAAGAGGTAAGGTTCTTACCATTCCATAGGGCAGTATCAAAGCCAACAACGTCATCCAAACGCTTCTTCAGGTCGGCGTAAGGCTTGAAGTTCTTGGGTTCCAGATAGGATTTGATCGACCAAGTTTTATATTGCTCGTAAATCTTCTCTAGCTCTTCATCGGGAGCCAATGGTCCGGGAGGATCGAACGAAGAAGTATTATAGCTCCGTTGCATCCGACCGTCCTTACGCTCCGAAATAATTTCGATGCGAAAGTTGGCACCATCCCACAGGTCGAAAGGATTGATCTTCTTCTTCCCGGCAAACTTCGGGAACATTACAGCCTCAATCTTATCCATCGCCCACTTGCCGAACTTGAACTTGACAACCCGACCGTTGTTTTCAGGATGCACACTATCTTCGATGACATAGAAGTTAGCGACATAATGAATCTTGCGGGATTGGTGCGTGGCCTGCTGACGGTTAGGATGGGTCTTGGCCACCTTGTCGTCATTCGCGCCGGGAACCGAGTTCCAAAGCTTCTTATTGAATTCCATGACAGGATCGGCACCCTCGTCCAATGTGAACAGGCAGTTTTCGATATACCACTTAGAAGTGGTCTTGTCCTGAAACTCGTGGCTCCACCAACGGGCGAAATCCAGATCGTCTGGTGTGATACGGGGAAGGAAACGACCAACAGCAAACCCGTTGCCGTTCTTGTCTACACTAGGATACCATTCGTTTGGATCAGACTCAAATGTCTTCTTTTCCAGCTTGGTAACGTCTTCTTCTAGCTTCTTGAAACTCTCTTGACGATTTTTCTTTAGGTCTTTAAAACTCAACTTATTTTCTCCTGTGATGTTGTGATCTTTGTGATGATGTGATCAGGGATTATCCCT